ATCTTTTTTACGAGGGTTTTCCCCACCACCAAACTCTATATTCATTACTCAATATCAACTTTTTTCATATTATTATATTCTTCAAACCAATCTTCAGCATAATCACAATCTCTATAATGTTTAAAATATGGGCCACCTTTTGTATAGTGTAAATTTTTTACATCAGGTTTTTTATCGTACTCACCAACTAACCAATTCCATTCTAATGGTATCTCACCTATTAAGTTATCATCATCTATCCATTTAAATTGGTGTAGTTGAGAACCTGTTGATGTATTTACAAAGTCACTGGTTAGTGTTGTACACTTTCTACAATTCATCAACATAAAACTAGACCAATTTTTTCTAGGATATATTGTTTGTTCTTGTCCTAAAAATTTTGTTTTTTCTTTTGGTATATAATCATGTTTCGCTACTTGTACTGCATATCTATCGTCTCTCAAAGCCCATAGTTCTGATATATCAGCTTTCATTAACATATCACAATCCATAAACAACGCCCAACCTGAATAGTCCATAAGTTTAGGTACAATAAATCTACTAAAAGAAAACTCAGTTGATTCTATCTTACTTCGTTCTCTACTAAATTCATATTTAATATTAGGTTGATACAGTGGTGTTATTCTAATTGGTCTTGTTGCGTTCCTTAAAATACTTTGTGATAAAACATGGTACGCAATCTTTTCGTTTCTATCGTATCCTATAAAAATATTAATCATTTAATTTCTCTTGTATATCTTGTTTAACTAAAAAAGCAAACATATCAGCGTCCTTATGTTTTACTTTAAAATCATATTTAGTTGGTTCTTCAAACATCTTGTTTGTATCTTCAAATCTACCTTCAGTTATTGTATCCATCCATATTATATAGTCAGCATTAAAATCTGACCTTGTTTGTTCTGTAGGACAGATAAAATCAGCCACTACATTTCTACCCTCATCTATTGCCTTTTGAGCTAATGTCTTCATTCTATCAGCTTGTCTAATTCTACCCTCTGATGAGAAATCCCAATCGTCTGCTTCTTTTCTAACTTTATCTGCGTTAAGCCATACGGCATTATAAAAAGGTATTAGTTTTTTTGCTAGTGTTGTCTTCCCACTACCAGGTAATCCCATAATCAATATTTTTTTCTTAACCATTTGTTTGATTTACCCATTCTGGACTATTGTTCTTATATTTTCTTTTACCTTTTTTGTGATCTATATAAGGATTAATTTCTTTATCTCTAGCTATGATATGACCACCATGTCCATCATTCTTATCTCGTTCTTTAACAGGAACAAGTTTTCTAGTATTATCAAATGCGTGGCAATCTGTTTTATTAGGTAGATTGTATATTGTGTCTTTTGTATAATGACTTAAATATGTATCAAAGAATTTTTTACTAATATCAAGTGTAGAATTAAAACCAATAACACCACATTCTGTGTAGTGACTTCTACCATAAAATGTAGTAAATGTATCACCTGGAATAAAAGTATCCATAAAGTTATTTGGTATCTCTTTCATAAAGATATTGTCTGCATCTAACCACATAAACTTTTTACCTAATTTACTTGCGTGGTATTGTGCGAATACTTTATGAGAAAATCTAACAGCGTTTTGTAAGAAGTCACTATCGTCTGTCCATATCTTATCTTTGTGTCTTTCTTTAAACGCAACTAACTCTGGCATCTCTTTTAGTATATTTACATAAGTTATTCCAGCGTAATTAGGATATTGATAATCTTCTTCCACATAACAAATCATTTTGATTGTTTGTTTTGTTTCAGCATATGTTTGTAAAAACTTGTGTGCGTAATCATCATACAATCTTTTGTTAAATGTAGTGATGAAGAATTTATCTTCGTCTGTCCAGATTAACTTTTCCATCTTCTCAAATCTTCAGTTATCATATCTTTTACCATACTCTCTAATGTATGTTTAGGTCTCCACATTAACTTATGTCTTGCCTTTGTATTATCACCAACAAGTAAATCTACTTCTGCTGGTCTAAAGAATTTAGGATTTGTTTTGATTATATGTTTACGAGTATGTGAATCTATAACTTCATGTCCATGAAATTCATAAGCTAGATTTAATTCATCTAAACATAATGTAATAAAATCTCTAATCGTTACTGTTCTACCAGTAGCAATTACATAATCATCTGGTTCGTCTTGTTGTAACATTAACCACATTGCTTCAACATAATCTTCAGCGTGACCCCAATCTCTAAATGTTTCTATATTACCTAATTCTAATACTTTACCTGACTTTGTATATTCTACTAAACCTTTTGTAATTTTTCTTGTAACAAATTCTTCACCTCTCATTGGACTTTCGTGGTTAAACAAAATACCACTACAAGCAAATAGATTATAACTCTCTCTATAATTAACTGTCATATAATGAGAATAACATTTAGCAACACCATATGGACTTCTAGGATAAAATCTTGTTGTTTCTGTTTGTGGAGTTTCTTGTACCTTACCAAACATCTCTGATGTTGAGGCTTGATAAAATTTGACCTTTGGATATTTGTTTCTGATTACTTCTAATATGTTTAGAACACCTAACGCATTTGCTATTGTAGTTACTTGTGGTTGTTCAAATGATAATCCAACAAATGATTGTGCTGCCAGATTATAAAACTCATCTGGTTGTACTTTGTCAATAGTCTTCTCTATATTGTATGGTTCTCCCAAATCAAAGTCAACAAATTCTATTTGATCTGTTATCCCTAGTTCATCTAAACGCCAGTGTTTAAGGCCTGTATTACGCCTCTGAGCGCCGTACACCTTGTACCCTTTTGATAGTAATAGTTTCGCTAGATAACTTCCATCTTGTCCTGTAATTCCTGTTATAATTGCTTTCTTCATAATTCACTACCTACTTTCGCTATATAATAACTATCTATAATATCTGTAACTGGATTGTTTAATTTCCCCATATCAAATAGTTTTATCAAATCTTGTTTTGTATGTTCTTTAAAAGCATCATACATAAATTGTTTATCTGCGTTTCCTTTACCTGACGCATATTTTTTAACAACACTAGGTACAACTGTGTCATATAATAATGTTGGTGAGAGTTGTAATCTATATTTAAGAATACCACAGTTCTCTGCGATTTGAAATACAGCTTGACCTTTTGAGCCAAACGAGTAACCTTCAATATAAATTTGTGCTGTTTCTTTTTTGTGTTTGTGAATAATATCCAAGGCCCAACTAGAAATGTTGGAAAATCTTTCAATCGGAGTTGTATATTCTTTGTGTTCATAACCAAATACATTTTTACCAAATTGTCCAATGTGTTTCTTTTTACTCGTTAAAAAGTGAAAAGTACACTTGTCAAAATCAAAGTTATCATCTGCTATACAAATAGCAGGACTATTCAAACTATAATCAATCCCAACTATCGTCTTCGGATTCGTTTGTCCAGATTGTATCTTCGCCTTCATTTGCTTCAACTTCCTCAACTTCATGTCCACAGAATGGACAAGTCAATGGCTCAAGGTCTTGTACCTCAATATCCCATTGTACCATATATTTAGTCTCGCAGCTAGAGCAGGTCTTTTCTCGTTTTTCAATCATTATAGTTTAAATTTTTTAAATTGATCTTTTTTTACGTCTTGTTTTATTCCACCAATGACATAACTTTCTATTTCAGTTTCTTGTGGAGCATTCTGGGTACCTCTACTGTTTAACCAATGATCTGTCCATGGTAATGGGTTAGACTTTTGATCGTACACAGGAGTTAATCCAATCGCTTTCATTCTTCTGTTAGCGGTATACTCTACAAACTGGTGTAATAATTTTTCTGATAATCCGATCATAGAACCTTTTGAGAATAGATAAGTTGCCCATCGTTTTTCTTGGCCAACTGCGTCATCATACATTTGATACGTTTCTTTTTCAGTATCTTTAATAACTTTGTCCATTATCTTGTCTCGTTCTATATCTCTATAATTGTTTATAATTCTTTGTGAAACTGCTAGATGTTGACTTTCGTCTCTAGCGATAAAAGAAATAATTTTTGCTGATCCTTCTAATAATTTAAGTTCACCAAAAGCGAAACTACAAGCAAACGATACATAAAATCTTAATCCTTCTAATATGTTTACTGTAATCAAAGCTTTCCATAATTTTTTCTTTAGTTCATACTCATCAACTTTACTCTTATCTAAATGCCATTTGTGACCTGTAAGTATTAAATCATCATAACATTCAGTAACTGCTTTAGCTCTTTTCTCTATCTTCTCGTCTTTAATAATAGTATCAAATACTTCACTAGGGTCAGAGTACAAGTTTTTAATAATGTATGTATAAGACCTACTATGGATTGTTTCCATAAAGTCCCATGTTACTATACAACCTTCTAGTTCTGGTAAAGAACAAAATGGTAAAAATGCTAAACATGGACCACGACCTTGTACACTATCCAACATTGTTTGATACTTTAAGTTAGAAGTGAATATGTCTTTTTGTTCTGGTCTTAATTCTTGGTAATCGTTTCTATCTTTTTGTAAAGACACTTCTTCAGGTCTCCAAAAATAACCAAGTTGTTGTTGAGTTAGCTTATCAAAGATAGGATACTTCATTGAGTCATATCTTTGTACAGCCAGGTCCTCTCCAAAGAACATTGGTTGCTTTAAAAAGTTGATACTTTTCCCTTTATTAAAAACTGATTTTCCCATAGCGTTTTATTTATACTTTCTTAAATTGTACAAGAATCACAGTTCTCTGGATCCTCATCTTCGTTAGTTAGTCCTTCTGGTACATTATCTACAAACCCAATAGGGTGGGCTGGTTCGTCAATATCTTTCTTAGCGTCATATGTATTTTGATAATAAGAAGTCTTCCAACCTAATTTATATGTCGTTAATAAGTCTTGTGCCATTGCTGACAATGGTACTTGGTTTTCTTCAAAGTGATCTGGATTGTATGACCAGTTACCACTTATTGCTTGGTCAAAATACTTCTGCATTACAGCCACTACATTGATATAACCTTCATTTGATTTCATATCCCATAGTAAAGTATATTTACCTTTTAATTTTTTGTAGTCAGGTACCACTTGTTTCAATGGACCTTTCTTACTTTTTTTAACACTTAAATAATCTCTAGGTGGTTCAATACCGTTAGTAGCATTAGAAACCACACTAGAAGATTCTGATGGCATTTGAGCAGAGAGTGTGCTATGTCTAAGTCCGTGCTCTTTAATTTCTTTCCTAATCCACTCCCAATCATAAGATAGATTTCTGGTTACAACCTCGTCTACCTCCTTCTTGTAAGTGTCTATTGGTAAGATACCATCAGAATATTTTGTTCTATTAAAGTATTCACAAGGACCTTTTTCTTTTGCTAGATCATTACTTGCCTTTAATAGATAAAATTGAAACGCCTCTGTTAATTTATCAACTTGACGCCAACCTAATTTTTGTTCGTAAGAATATCCTTGTTTTGCTAGATAATGGGCAAGACCAATATAACCTATACCTAAACTTCTTCTAGCCTTTGTAGATATTTCTGCTGCCATTACTGGATACTTTTGATGATCTATTATTTCGTCTAAACTTCTAACAGCTAGATCGCATAGTTCTTCTAGTTCATCTAGTTCCTCTATCTTTCCAACATTGATAGCTGATAGAATACAAAGGGCAATCTCACCTTCGCCATCTATATGTTGGATTGGATCAGTAGGAAGTGTGATCTCTTGGCATAAATTTGACATTCTAATAATATCTTTAAATGATGAGTGAGAGTTACAGTGATCTATATTCATTATATAAATTCTACCTGTTTCTGCTCTTTCTTTTAGAATAGCAAAAAATAATTCTTGCGCACTTACTTTCTTTTTCTTAATACTAATTTTTCTTTCTGCTTTTAAGTACAGATCATCAAACTCTGGTGTACCCCAAGCTTCATATAGCTCTGGTACTTCATGTGGTGAGAATAAAGTTATTTCTTCTTCTTGTATAAATCTTTCATAAAATATTTTTGATATTTGTATTGAGTAATCTAATTTTCTAACTCTATTATCTTCACTACCTTTGTTGTTCTTTAAAACAATAATGTCTTCTATCTCTTGGTGCCAAATAGGGAAGTGAACAGTAGCCGAACCACCTCGTACTCCGTTTTGAGTACAGCACTTGACTGTTGCTTCAAACTTTTTAAGGAAGGGAATAACGCCTGTGTGCTGTACTTCACCTCCTCGTATCCTCGCATTGATGCCTCGTATTCTACCAGCATTAATACCAATTCCAGCCCTTTGCGCAACGTAACGTCCAATAGCCATATCACTAGAAAAAATGCTAGGTAAAGTGTCATCAGTATCAACCAGAACACAACTTGCATACTGTTTGAGAGGAGTTCTAACACCCGCCATAACTGGCGTAGGAATATTAATTTTAAATTGTGAAATTGCGTCATAATATTTTTTAACATAAGTCATTCTCTTTTCTTTTGGATAATCAGCAAACATTGTGGCACTGATTAACATATACATAAATTGCGGAGTTTCAAATACATCGCCACTTGATCTATCTTGTACTAAATATTTGTCTATTACTTGTCTTAACCCAGCATATGTAAAAGTATAATCTCTTTCGTGGGTAATCCAATTTTCCATTCTATCAAAATCTTTTCTTTGATACTTTTCTAAAATTTGTTTATCGTAAACACCTTTATCTACAGCTGTCTTAACATGGTCAAATATATGTGGATGGTCCCAAAGTCTTCCAATGACTTGTTTTCTCAGTCCGTAAAGTAATAATCTTGCCGCAACATATTGATAGTTAGGATTATCTAAAGAAATTAAATCTGCTGCTGATTTGATAAGGATATGTTGAATATCGTCTGTTGTAATGCCATCAGTAAATTGAAGGCCACTAGTCATTTCTACTTGGGAAGATGATACACCACTTATATCTTCACATGCATACTCAACCATTTCATGTATCTTTTCAATGTTTAATGGTTCTTTACCACGACCATTTCTTTTTACAACATTTATTGTTTCAACCATTTGTATCCCCCTATACCTTTTTATATTCGTTTAATTTTGTTAATGCAGAAAGTTTTGAGTAAGTGTTTCTATTTAGAATATCATAAACTTCGGTCTTTGTCAACCCTGCCATAATCATATCGTTAATGTCTTTATGTCGCATATCTTCTGGCCACACTACCAAGTTGTAATCTTT